ATCTCCAGAGCGCCGCCAGCCGGATCGATGAGGCCAAACGCATCCTTGCCGAAGAACATGGTGGCATACACCGCGTTCCGGCCGGAGGTCGCATCTTCCTTGCCGCCTTCGCCCGGGACAACCAGATCACCAGAGGCAAGGCCAAGGGCGGTCCAGTCGGTGTCGAGGAACAGACGGTTGGCAGCGTAGCCTACCACCATCGCGGAACCCTTCGCCGCAGAATCGGTCGAAGAGAAAGCGTACACAATGCGGCCGATCACGTTAGCGTCAACAGTCTCGGACACATCGACATAGCACACGCCGCGATCACCAGCGGTCGGGGCGGCAGAGGTGGAAGCAGCAGCGCCGCCGGACAGGGTCAGGTTCCGGCCGGCATCGCTCAGATCCTCGCCAACCAGAACCGGGGCGAATACGTTCTCGATGAAGCGAACGCCGTGCAGCTCGCCGATCTCACCGTTGAAGATCTCGCCGGGCTGGGCATACTTGTGGGCTTCCATCCACGCATCGTCGCTGCGCAGGTCATACGCAACAGACGGATGGATGACCGCATAATACTTGCCGCCGATGGTCGGGACGCGGTCTTTGATCATCTTGGTGCGGGCCTTGCTGACCATATCCGGGGTCAGGACGCAGCGCTCGGTGTCGTTGTACACCAGATCGTACTGATTGAGCACCGGGGTCTTGGCACCAGTCTCAACAACAACCTTGTCGGCATACATGACATTGGAGCCGGTCAGCAGCGCATCACGGATCAGGGTTTCCTGAGTCTCAGCAGCAGAAGCACCCATCTCTTCGGTCGCGCCAAGGATGACATCGTCATAGGCGTGCAGTTCCAGTTTATCGGTGACAGCGGTATAAGTACCGTACTGATCGATCGCGCCGGTCAGCTTGGTCACGCCAAACTTCTGGCCAGTCGGGATGACACCTTCCTGCAGCTTGCCAGCCTTCTCGAAGGTGTTCCACTTACGCCACTCAACGGTGGTACCGCCGTTCTGGGGCAGGTTCTGCTTTTTGCCGAACTGCGCATAGTACATCTCGATGCGAGCGTTCTCCAGCAGTTCGGTGTCATAGAAGGTTTTCAGTTCGTCAGAAAGGTTATTTCTGCCGGAAAACGCTTCGATATCGCCGGTATAGGCATTGACATAGCCGGTGGAGGCGTTCACAAGAGCGCCAGCATCAGCAAACATCTGCAGATACTTCATGGTTTCGTTCATTTTTGCATTTCTCCTTTCCTTTTACGCGGAAAGAAGCCCGGATTTATCGCTTCCCTCCGGGATAGATCTTCTGTCCGCGTGCCGCCGCCTCTCTGATCTGGCGCTTGAGGGCTTCCCTCTGCTCCTTGGAGGCGTGCGCGTAATCAAAAGTGCTTACGGTTGCCGCCTGTCCGGCGCTCCCGCTCTCAGCAGGCCGTCTCTGACCAGCCTGTACAGCGTTGGAGACCTTTTCCATGGCGGTCTGGGCCGCTACTCGCATGGATGCGGCCTGAATCTCCTTGCGATGCACCGCGAAATATGCATCTTCCAGCGAAAGCGGGCTGTCAGGGGCCGTCATCCGAACAAAAGCAGGGTTCTGCATCTCCGCGCGCAAATCAAAAGCGGGGAACTGCTTCTTCAGTTCCTCCGCCTGCATTGCCAGCTTCTGAATATGCTGCTGCACCTTCTGCTGTTCGATATTCCGTTCCTGTTCCGCCCGCATCCGGGCATTTTCTCGCTCCATCATGTCAATCTTTTTGGCCGTCTCAGTGTCCACGCCAAGCTCAATCGCACGGTCCTCATAGTACGCATCATCGTCTTGGATCGCCTTGACCAGCGCCTCGATCCCTTCCGGCTTGGCGGTATCCACTTTGTACCGCGCCGCCAGCAGTTCGATCGCCGGGTTCAGCTTGTCCAGCGACTCCTGCGCCGCCTTGGATTCCTTGAGTCGGGCCTTGACCACATTTTGCATCTCCCGGTTATAATCTGGGTCCGCAAGGATCTCGTCCCAAGTCGGCTTTTGCGGTTTCGCTTCGGGTTCCTGATCCGGTTCCTGCGCAGCGGCGGCCTGCGGTGCAGCGGGAGCCGGTTCCGCTTTGGGTTCGGCTTTCTGTGCTGCGGGTTTCGCCCGGTTGCGGATCTTGTGCTCCGGCACGCCCAGCGCCTTGAGTCTGTCCGCATAGCTTTCCTGCCCGGCGTCGGCAGGCGTAACGCCCGGTTGGCCTCCATCCGCAGCGGGAGCGCCGCCATCGCCTGCGGCCCCACCGTCTGCAAACATCTGCAGCCATTTGAGATTGCTGTTCATAGTTGCCTCCTGTGGTAGGTCACGACCCATGGTATATGTACCCCGCGGGGGTCACATTAAAATTCCCCCTTGATGAAGGGGCGCGCCAATGATATAATTAAAGCATCCCAAGGAAAGGAGAGCATGCCATGCCGACCGAAAAAGAGATTGTGATCATTCAGAAAGCCACGGTTTATGACCTCAAGCGAATCCTTGAGAGCAGCGGCAAGGAAACCTACACCGCAGACGAAATAAAAGAACTCATGGACGCCTACATTAAAGGCGCAGAGCAATAAGCCCAAGGACAAGCCGCCCTACCGGGCGGCCTTTTTATGTCCGTAACCGCACAAATTCCGGGTACTTCGCAGCCAGCAGCCGAAACCCGACACACACCGCGCTCATCTGGAGTCCGACAATCCCGGCATACAGCTCGCACGGCACACAATGGATCTCTGCACGTCCATCCTCCACCACTGCGGTCATCTCGCGGAGAATACCGGCTTCTTCGTTCGCTGCGGCCTGCTCGGCCAGCGTGTGCACAAGGATAGAGACCGCCGCACATACAAGGTCCTTGCCCGGTTCGTCGCTGTGCGCATGTCCGTCCACGGTCACCTTACAGGCATCCCGCTCATATCTGATCTCAATCATTGGTCCTCCTGTCCGCAATCACCCTGCCAGATCCCGGCTGAGTGGCTTCCTGCGTCTGCTCTCTGGCTTTTCGCACGGTCGCATGCTCGCTTGCAGGCATCCTAAGCTGTGCGTCGCCCTGTGGCATCTGCGTTGGCATCCCAAGCCCGCTCATAATGTCCTGAGACAGGCCCTGCACCATCTGAGGCTCATGCTTCGCTGCCAGCGTTAAGGCAAGCTGCTGGTACATCAGCATCTTCTGGTACATCGTGCCCTGCCTTGAAATCATCTGGATCACGCCGTCCTTGCCGTCGAAATCCATCATGTCGAGCGCCATCATCGCCTGATCTGTCATCTGAGGGTTAAAGAACCCAAGCTGATAGAACTGAAGCGCAAGCTCGTTCTGGCTCACACGGGAATAGACATTCTGTTTCATGGCACTGACCTTAACGTCGAACACCGGCAGTCTGTACCCCATATCCAGCCCAAAATCCATTCCCTGTGCCTGCGGCTGCAAGCCTTGATTGGAATAGGTGACGTACCGTTCTGCCCCATGCTGGCCCAGAATCCTGAACTTGCGCGGCATATCGTAAAACTGCCGGATCAGTTCAATGCACATCTCGATGATCCGCCGGTACGCCCGATAACTCGACAAGGTCGACGCCCGGCTTCCCTTGCCGGATGCCTCCTGAAGCGCCGCAATCGCACTTGCCGCAGTCACGCCGCTCGGCTTCTGGCCTGTGCTGGCCTCAGTATTGCCGCTGATCTCGCGGAGCTCTTGGATTTTGTTATTGAGGATGTTGACATATACCGCTCCCAGCGGGCTGGCGGTAATCTGTCTCAGGCTTACCTCGTCCAGATTCTGCGAGGTGTGCACAATGGGCTTGCTGGCATCAAGGAATTCCTCCTCGTTGATGCCGCCATCGGTTCGGGAGAAATAGCGCGGGGTAGCCGCCCATACCGCGTTGTCCACCACCGCCTTGCCCAGCACGTCAATCTGCTCCTGTGCCGACCGGCAGAGATCCACAAAGCCATAGCCACATGGCGATCCCTCCACCGGGTACAGCGCATCGAACACGAACGGATACAGCCCATGATCATACCAGCCGCGCTGACTGATCGATTCGCCGGTCGGGACCTCCCGGGTCTCCACAATCGGCGCCCCGCTCTCGTCCACGCCGGTCTGCACCTGCTGCATGGCGGTCGGCACCTCGGTGTCGTTCTCCGAGGCATACAGCACATGGTCCCCCACATACTTGATGTAGTGCAGCACCTTGCGCGGTCCAATCTGCTTGTGGTAATAGCACTCAATCACCGTCGCCTTGTTATCGGTCGGCACGGTATCGTCATAGAGGAACTTGGCCGCCACAAATGAATTGGATCGCACATGCCGTTCCACTTCCGGGTAGGTCTGCGCCAGCAGATCCTTGTCCACCAGCGAGGTGTGGAACACATAGCGCGAATCCTGAATGTCGGTGATGCCCGGCTCCCAGAACACGTTAAGCAAGTCCACCCGGTTGATCGAGATATCGCCAAGCCCGCCAAGCTTCCCCTGATCCCATACCACCTTGTATACTGCCGTGCCGGTTTTAAGTTTGGCCCATGCGTTGTCTGAATAAATTTCCTCAAAATGGTTTTGCTCCAACACGCACGGCAGGATGCTCGACAGCATGGTGGCCTCGCCCTTGTCGCCCTCTTCACGCGGCAGGACGCTCGGCTCCGGGTATGCATCCACCGCATCGGCATGCTTTTGCACGATGACATTGTGCAGCCAGCCGGACGCACTCTCGATCTGACCGGGCTGTTTGATGCCGCGCTTGGCAAGCTGTACCCGGTTGCGCATCTTCCACCATTGCTCGGCTTCAATCACCCTGCGCTCAAGGTTTGCCTTTCCAGCATGGTATTTGCGCAGAATCTCGGTAAGCTGCTGCACCTGTTCCGAGCCGATAGCCTTCACTACCGGCATGTTAATCGCTTCCACGGTATCCCTCCTATATCAGCGCATTGCGTCGTACTTTGCCCGGAAACTGGTTGAGCGGATCGACAAAGATCACATCCTCCTCCACAGCCCTTCTCGGCTGGATCGGGCGGGACATGCACACATACCGCCACTCGTCCGCAATGTGATCCTCGCCCTCAGTATCCAGATCCTCCGGCTTATGCTCGTCATACAACAGCAGCGGAATGGTACGGATGAACGATTTGCAGGTGTCGAACACATACATACCCGCTCGCCCATGCTCATCAAACTGCAGGCGGTAATGGCATTGCAGCCAGCCCGGGATCCGCGTATTGTCACCCGGCTCAAACATCACGCCATGCTTGGCAAACGCTTCTTCCACACTCTCGCCGCGGCTCACATCCCAGATGGATGGGTCCGCCACACCCTCGATCTTGCGTCCTGCCAGCCAAGGATGCTCCCGCTCAATCCGCGCCACCTGCTCGGCCTGTTTGTCAGGCGTCCACTTGACCCCCTCATTGGGAGTCTGCGTGCATCCGTACATCTCAAGGATGCGGTACAGCACGCCATCATAATCGACCGCCCACCAGCCTACCGAAAAAGGTTTATTGTATCCGAAGTCATATCCACGGATGATGCGCCAGCCTCTGCACTCGCCCTTGCTCAGATCAAACGGCGGGATCACATGACACCACTGATGTCTGGCCGCAAGCTCCTCCTTCGTAATCCCAAGCTCAATCGCCTTGTCAAGCAGCGGACTCTCCACGAAATCCTCGAAGAACTGGCCCTCGAAGATGTCCCAGCGTCCATACAGCCAGGCATCCCGCAGTTTGGGCGGCAGGGCCTCCAGCTGCTTGATGTACTCAGGCTGGGTTGCCATCAGCGCATCGTTGTCGGTTACCAGCGACTGTACAAAGCTGTAGTCCTCTGCGTGCTCGCCATCCTTGTATTTTCGGTCAATAAACAGGCGCTTGATATATCCATGTCCCTGACCGCCGGGGTTGCAGGTGTAATACACCCGCTTCGGGAAGTTGTTGACGCCGCGAAGGCACGCCGTGATGGTCACCATCTGGTACTCGCTCAGCTGCGTGGCCTCATCCAGAAAGATCACATCGTACTCAACGCCCTGCAGCCGGTCGAGATCCGCATCCTTGGCACAATAGGCAAAATTAATGGTGCTACCGTTCGGAAACAGCAACACCTTATCCTTGTCGTTATATCGCGCCAGCCCTACAAGCTCCTTGCGCAACTGGTTGATGTGGTTGTTGATGAGCTCCGGGTATGTCCGGCGCACAATCAGAATGCGGATCCCCGGGAACTTGGCACACATCAGCTTGGCCTTGGTGCGGATGGCCCAGCTTTTGCCGCCGCCTCGTGCCCCGCCAAACGCAATATGCTTGTGCCGATCTCTAAGAAAAAGCTCCTGCTTGGCGTTCGGCTTATCAATGCTCAGTATCATCCGGCATAATCCTCCAGCGGCCCCATCTCCACCTTGATCTCCACGCCGCTCTTGTCTCCGTTGCCGAGTTCCTTCGCCTTCACCGACTTGTCCACCACAATACCGTACATGGTGGTGATCTGTGGGAGGGAGATGCGGTCGAGTTCTTCCCCATTTGTGTCAGGGTTTAACCTTTTGTCCAAAACATAACTCAAAAAACGTTTAATTGCGTCGTGTTTGGACTCCATGTAGGCCAAGATATCCGTGTCATTCTGGGCTTTTTTCAAGTTGACCTTTTCGACCAGATCTTGATCTTTCGCGACAACCCTGCGCACCGTGGTGATCGAGGTATTGTTCTTTCTGGCGGTCTCGCTATAGTTCTGCGTATCCACAAAATCAGCGACAATTTTTTTCTTCTGTAGGTCGCTTAAATGCTTTGCCAGAAATACACCCCCCTTAAAACCTGATCCGGCCTTCATTTGATCTCAGCAGTTCCAGCAACGCAAACTCAAGGCTTTGCTGTATCTGATACAACCCCCTGATCCTGTTTGCCAGTCTGCTGTCTGGCTTCCCCTTATACACTGCGGTCAGAGCCATGATCCGCTCGTCAATCCGCGCAATGTCCTCGCGCACACTCGCGATCAGATCATCCATGACCCTCCCTCCCCAAATGCAAAGGCCCCGGATTCTTTCCGAGGCCCTTTGTGCTTTCGCCCTATGATATCATTTTATACCGGTTTTTTGGCTCTAAGACGCAAATTTTTAAATCAGCCCATATTTTTTTGCCACCAATCGAATAAACTGGCGGTGCCATTCCTGGATGGTGCGCTCAGATCGGTGCAGTTTCATGGCCACGCCCACAACGGTGTGGGATTTTGCCCAGAAGATCAGCCGTACCATTTCCATCCGCTCATCGCCGTTTTTCAGGCCTTTCGTCTCTTCGATTGCTTGGCGTACAGCATTCAGCTCGTTACGATGCACTGGCGGCAGCTCTCTCAGGGCGGTCATAGCGGTTGGATCCGATACCGACCCTGTATGCGGCATACCAGTAGCTTTGGAGGTGATATTCGGCTCGTGGAGCGCGATTTCTTCAGCCAATAGATTCGGGTACCTTCGGATCATTCCCTTAACATAGCTCCACCAATCGTATCTCGGGTTGCTCGTACACATCCCCTCGCTTTCATCGTCTCGGTTGCTTTCGGATCCCGCAGCATTTCACACAGAAACGCCATGTTGCACGCCGCGTGCTTGTAGTGTGGGATCCCGCTTTCCGCGTCCACCCCGTACAGATCATCCATCATGCATAGGATGTGCCTCAGTAATGCATCCAGATACCTCCATACTTCCACGTCCTTCCAGTTGTCCGGACTCCCGTATTTTCGGTTTCCGTACATCCGTACCTCCGCAATATCCCGAATGATCTGAGTGGGTACAAGATGAATTTGCAGCTTTCCGCTGTCATCCTTGGCGATATGATCCGTCACTCCAATTCCTCCCGATCAAATTCCATCCCCAGTTCGTCAATTACCACCCGGTCAATATGCGCCCAAAACACCTCATCATCGTCTTTCTCCAGGCTGATTTTCTCGATCCCGAGACAAGTCGTAGTAAGGCGATGCTTGCCGTATCCATATTCTCGGTTAAGCGTATAACACATCAACTTCAGGATCTTGCGGATCCGGTCTTGCGTCCTCTCTTCTATTTCCTTTTCCGCAAACTCCACCAGGGCTTTGCGCTGGCTGTTGGTTATGCGGTTTACCGCTGGCAATCGTGACCTCATGATTTACCTCCCGCTCGATCCAAAACCGCCCGCGCCGCGCTCGGTCTCGTCCAGATCGTTCACCATCTCCAGTTCCGGAGTCAGGATCGGAAGTATCACCAGTTGCGTGATCTTGTCCCCGGGCTTCACCTCGTAATCCTCTGCCCCATGGTTGTACAGCTTGACCACAATGCCTCCCGTATATCCGCAGTCTATGACCCCCTCGCTCCGGATGCCGTGTTTGACGTTCAGCCCGCTCTTGGATTTAAGGAACCCGGCATATCCCCTGGGGATTCCGACATGTACGCCGGTGAAAAATACCGCGCTCCCGCCCGCCGGGATGGTCTGTCCCTCCATTGCATACAGATCAAGTCCTGCATCATGGCCGTGCGCTCTTGTGGGCATGTGCGCCCCGGGATCCAGTTTAATTTTCATGGTCAATCCTCCTTTTTTCTCTCTCGTATTCCATCATCGTTTTGACCGGCTGGATCAGGCCAAGGTACGCTTTTTCAAGCGGAGTGTCCTTGTGCGTTTCACGGACCTTCGCCTCCCACTCTTCCAGCGTTCCCGCAAAACATCCGCACCGAACCGCAACGCCGTCATCCGTCAGGCCGAAAAAGTAGATAGTCCTTCCTACGGATCCAAAACCACCGCAGGCAACCATGTGGTAGAACTCTCCAAACTCGCACCCGCACCACTTGCCAAAGCGGCACCCCTCGCCAAAGCTACACCACTCGCCAAAGCTACACCGCTCGCCAAAGCTACACCACTCGCTAAAGCTGCACCGCTTGCCAAAGCTACACCACTCGCCAAAACTGCACCGCTCGCCAAAGCTACACCGCTCGCCAAAGCTACACCACTCGCTAAAGCTGCACCGCTCGCCAAAGCTACACCGCTCGCCAAAGCTACACCGCTCGCCAAAGCTACACCACTCGCCAAAGCTACACCGCTCGCCAAAGCTACACCACTCGCCAAATCTTTTAATCGCAGAATAATCTCCGCTCGGGCACTGCTTTCTGCCATCAACCACCGGCAGGGCATCAAATTCTTCTTGTGTGTACTTCTTCATAGTCAATCCTCCTTTGGTGGTTCAAGCATCGGCATCCAATGAGTAACTTTTAAGTTCATTCCTATGGCTGAGCGTCATTTTTTCTTTTCATGGCTGTACCAAGCACGATCCACATACATTCCGCATTTCAAGTCGTGATAAACTAAAACATCCTTTGGCGGCAACGTGTTTTCTGGCAACTTATCCTTCACGCTTATCCATTTCATCACATCATCCTCCTGTTCCATGCTTCTTCGGCAAGTTCATACCACTTTTTGCGATCCGGTTCCTTGCCGGACATCGGTTCGTCCCAATATTTCTGCGTCTGGAAACCACATCCTAAACAGGCCAGATACCCGGAGCAACCAGAAAGCGCAACGGGGATGGTCATGGAACCACAAAACGGGCATTCTCTTAACTCAATCTTGTCCACTACATTGTCCTCCTTACAATCCACTCCCGCTGTGCGCTGTCGGCAATCTGAGCCTTGAGCCATCTTTTTGCCGCTCGTTCCTGCTCTTTTCTCGCCGCCAGCCTCTCGCAATCCTGCTGGCACAGCGGATGACGATCCGGGCAATCTCTGCAATCCTTACGCTCGGTCATCCCTGTCCCCCTTCATGGCGATCATTCGGTCCCGCACCAGCTTATCCACTACCCTGCCCAGATTCTCCCCATCCCCTGCCATCTTAGCGAGGCGAGAGAGATTATACATTGTCTGCGGGGTCACTTTGATTCGGATGCTTCGCTTTTCTTTCAAGCTTTCCCCTCCGTTACTTCAATCTCAGTCCTCGGGTTTTCCCGGTCGATCTGCCCATCCAACACGAGCCTGATGCAGTTAAAGCTATCATCCACGATCACGCCGCCCGCCGTCAGGCCGTCAAGGATCATCTTGCCCGCGTAATTATCCGGGTCTCGCCTGATTGCATCGGGAAAGTAGTAGGTAATCCGCACCGTTGCCTTGGGGTATGGCGTGGCGGGCCTGTCCTTTTTGGCGAGCCATGCGACCAGCTGCTTCCACCGGGCTTTCTCGTTTCGGTATTCCCATGAATTTTCCCGACCTGCGTATCGGTTAAGGCTAGGCGGAATCTCAGGTGCGATGATGGTCATCCCGCGCACCTCCTTACAATCCCCTCATAGATCCTGCGCACCTCCCGCGCCCACTCGGGGTTTGGGCAGTAGCAGACCGCCACGCCATCTATATCCTGTCCATTGTAACACCGTCCCCCCGGCGTCAAGTAATCATCCCGCAACGCCTTTGCCACGATCATGATGCAAGCTTCCGGGCTGTCAAAGGAACGATATCCATCCGATCCCATCCACCCAAACAGGTTGCACTTGTCCATCGCCAGGTCGCTCCGCCCCCATCCGGATTCCAGCGCCGCAATAGCTGCCAGCCATGCCGCATTGATTCCTGTCTCCCGTTCCGCTTCCGCAAAATCCCCGGCTAAGTTCCGTAAACCATGGTATAAACCTATGATTAGTGCGTTTTCATCCAGTCCTGAAGGATCTAACATCCCATGCGCGGGAACTTCAGGAACTTTTTCCGCCACCGCATGTTTTTCGTCCGCACAAACCGGAAGGGCCAGTGTGATTGCAAGAACCAATAAAATCAGTATTTGTCTGATGACGATACCTCCTATTGCTCAAAAAAGCCACGGAATGTTTCCCACCCGTATTGTCCCCTGGTCAGATCTATGCACTCTTGCAGAGTGTACGTCTTCTTGAGGTTTTGAATCCCAGCCACAAACATTTCCGTCCCCCGTCTGCATGCTCCGGTAATTCTCCTGTACGCGGCCATCGCTTCTTCCACGGTGAGTTCCGTATCCATCGACATCCCTCTGAACTGTTCCACGTCCCGCTCATCAAGTGATTTGTATTTAAGATCTTCGATCCCTTCTCTTAAGGATTTACAATGAGCATAATAAACACCATCCGTCACAACACTTCGTCCCGGTATTTTCCCTTGGTAATACGTATATCTTCCCACTCTTCTCTTGCGATTGATATGAGTTATAACCCCATCAGCAAACAGATACTTTCCAGGAACAAAATCCCCTTCATTGAGTTTTTTTACTTTCTTTCGTTCTTCTGTTTTTATCTTCGTTCCGTCTAAGTAGAGGTATCCCCCAACCGTAAGGCCATCCGGGAGAGCGGTGATTTCCGTTCCGCTTAAGTAGAGGCTTCCCCCAACCGTAAGGCCATCCGGGAGGGCGGTGATTTTCGTTCCGCTTAAGTCGAGGCCTCCCCCAACCGTAAGGCCATCCGGGAGGGCGGTGATTTCCGTTCCGCTTAAGTAGAGGTTTCCCCATTGATCCATCATGCTATTTAGTGTCTCTATCGTTAACTTCATTGTTATCCCTCCGTGAATTCCGGGCATTTTTTAACCAGATAGCTGTGTGTTCGGTCTTTGTCTATCGTTGTCGGTATGGCCTCCCATCCCTCCACAGGGACAAACTTTCGGCTCCATGAACACCCGGCACCCGTCCTGGGGCTTGGTACGGAATTGATGCACCGCCAGCACAGTGTGCCGGTTGGGGGCGCTGTTTTTTCTGATTCTCTGTTAAAGGGTTTTCTGTTTGATGGGAAGGATCGGGGTTTGCATAATATTTTCTGTAAATCAAACGTCTTCAGTTCAATCCTATGCCTTAATGTTCCGGCATTGATCCCTGTTATTTGTGCCCACTCCGCCAAGGTGTGGGATTCTCCGTCCCGTTCTATGATGTAGAACCCGGTAATCTCGTCACGGTACTGCCTTATCATCCCGTCCCCCTCCTCTGTAGCTGCGGCATATTGTACAAAGCGTCATGCTCAAACGCGTCCGTGTTGTATGACGTGGTTCGGTTGGGATTATCGCGCGAATATGTAGCCTGTTTTTTGAGGCGGTCAAACATGATTCCCTGGTAGTTACACGCCATACTTTCCCTGATCACATTGACCACCGCTTGATCCCCATGTTGCTGTGCAGAATTGGCAATCTGCGTACACAGTGACTTGAGCGCCGTTGGCTTGTACCCCTGTCTTCGCTCCCGCTTGTACGCCAGCCACTCATCGACCGCAACTTTTAGCTCCCCTTTAAACCGGTTGGTTTCCCCCTGGGGGGATAAAGGGGGGTTATATTTATCTTTGTCTTGTCTATGTCTATTAATGGTAACACTTTGCGTAACAGGTTGCGTAACACTTTGCGTAACAGGTTGCGTAACACTTTGCGTAACAAAACAGGGGGTTAATTTGTTACGCTGTCCCTCTTCTGTTTCTTTCATAATGTCTTGAGCAACACTTTGATGGGTTTCCTTGTCCATTAAGCTGATCATGGTGTAACGGGCGGCCTGGTTTCCGCTTTGTTTTCTCCACCTGATGTACCCGGCCTGCTCGAGTGTGTTTCGGGCCCTGACAATCGCCATCTTATTGAGGCCAGTTTTCAACGACAGCACTGATACCGCTACAGCAAAGTCTACTTGCCAACCGGTTTTGTTCGCTATGTGCATGAGCGCATGCCATAAGGCGATGGCCGGTGAGGGCAACGGGTTTGTTTCGAGCAGATCATAAAATGCTTTAATTTCGGTGATGTACTGCATGTCAGGCTCCTTATTCTAATCGATCAGGGGAAGTGTAGGTCATGGTTTCCCTCCTATTAAGCAAACGGAAGATCGTCATCAATGATTTCTTCAAATTCCTCGATTTCTTCCGGGTCACCGGACACTGGCGGCACATATGTAATCGTCTGCTGTTTTCCGCCGCAAAACGACACCTGGTCAGCAACAACCTCCACTGAGGTTCGGTTGATCCCATCCCGATCCACATAGTTCCGGGTTTGGATGGGTCCTTGCACCGCCACCATATCGCCCTTGCGGAAGTAGCGTGATAAAAATTCTCCGGTGTTGCGCCAGGCAGCAATATTGATAAAATCCGATTCCCTTTCTCCGTTTGCAGATTTGTATCTTCGTTCCACAGCTAACCTGGCCGTGGCTAAAGATATGCCATTGGGCGTTTGTTTTAGATCCGGGTCGGCTACCAGCCGTCCCATCAGGATTGCTATGTTTAGCACGGTCTCATCCTCTCCTTTGCATCAGTCTGGCGCACAACATCACGTCCAGAGATATACCTGAAATGTGGTATTTTGCGTCAAATGTCTCCTGTCCTATTTTGTGTGCTTCCTGGTGATGTGCTCTGCACAGCGGTTCTGCAACCATGCCCACATGTACAATATTTCCCCGGGATCGACCCATCCCCACTGTGTCCACATGATGTATATCCGCAGAACGACCACAAATGGCGCATTTACGGTGCCATAAGCAGCTATATATGTACGCCTCCGGATCATCCGTTCGATCTTTCAGGCTCTCTTGCGTTGGAATTCCGTGCAAAAGACAAAAATCGATGAGGTAAGTCAAAAACTCCCGTGCAGTGGTTATGTCCGTATCTGACAGAGAAAAGGCCCCCCTCCCATCAATCGACCTGAAATCCCATGTCAAATACTGCCTCAGATACTCCGGATCATGTCCGCTCCACAGCGATATGTCCCGGATCGTAGCAAAAATCTTTTTTCGCTGATCGGCCCGGATGGTTCGTCCATCCCCCAAAACGATTTCGCACGTCTCGATTCTGCGCCTGGATAGCAGGTAGGCCTCCGAAAACGGAGCCTCAATTGTCAGGGTCTCCCCATCATAATTTGTGATCCTTCCATCTATAATCATGATTGCTGACCCTCTCGCAAACACTTTATGCACCGCCCATATGTATCCGCCCACTCCTGGGAGGACACAATCCGCCCATCCGCAGTCTTAGCCCCCTTGATCGGTCCGCCGCATACATCGCACACAAGCGGATGGCGCGGATTGGGGGGAGGTGTTGTGGTTTGCTCGTATTTGCTTCTATCAGCATCCCAGTATACGTCTGCGCCAATACCCAGCGCCTTGCATGACACGCTGATTGCATCTGTAAGGGCCATCTTATAGCATTCATCCGACAGATACGAGCCCTTTTCTTCCGACGACACAAAAGAAGCGCCTCCAGTTCCGGGAATGCCTTTGGACGTTTTTCCGCTGTCGGGATCCACATAATAAAGCAATATATCCACAAACGCTGCCTTTTGGTTGGTAACATCGTCCGACTCTATGTGCTTGTCTGTGATTTCATACCACCACCCAATGCCGCACGGCCCGAAAAGCTCGGTAAGGGTCTTGATCCTCCACATGGGGTTGATATCGGTTTTACCCTTGAGCCGACCGCCCTTGATCGTCTTTTGCGCATTGTCCGGCACATTCCGTACCTTAGCATAGATCCTGGTGTTCACCGATTTCACCCCCATCCTGAATGTTAAATTTGAGGGGGCAGCATCCTCCTATCAAGGATCTTACCGCAACCAGATATTCCCCGGTCATGCGGCAATATTCCCGGTCTGATTTGAGCTCTACCCCCATCAACGGGCACCGGTAGCACACCACATCACCCTCCGGAAAACTGATGGTTGCTGTGCCTCGGGTATAGTACTGAATGCCGCGTTCAAATGATCTCATACCACAACATACCTCCTGTAATTGGTTTCCAGGCACTCCTTGCACAGAATTTCTTCTCCAATGCAATAATAGGTTTCATCCTGGATGTGCATCCCGCACTGCCGGCACACGGGCAGTGCGGACAAACCCTTTTCCTGCTCCGCTTCCCATGCAGCGTATAGGGTCAGGTTATCGCCCATCACTTAGAACCTCCACGACAATTTCCCCAGGCCAGCTTTCGCCGCCGCAATAATAGACGACTCCATCTTCTGGAAACTCTTTTCGGTCAACCGGCCCGAAAACATCAAGCTCCCTCCCGGACACGGTTCGTATTTTTAATCCCTCCATTGTCACGATTCCTTTCCTTAGATTCGAACAACTTTCGTTCTCGGTTTTTCTCATAGTACTCGCGCTTCTTGGCCGCGATCTGATCTCGGTTCCGCTCACGGTACTCGCGTTGATTGGCCGCGATCTGTTCCCGGTTCCGCTCATAGTACTCGCGTTGATAGGCCGCGATCTGTTCCCGGTTCCGCTCACGGTACTCGCGTTGATTGGCCGCGATCTGTTCCCGGTTCCGCTCACGGTACTCGCGTTGATTGGCCGCGATCTGTTCCCGGTTCCGCTCATAGTACTCGCGTTGATAGGCCGCGATCTGTTCCCGGTTCC